GTAGTCCTTACTACCTGACTTCGCTGGTGCTTCTCCTCGTTTTCGCTTTGCGTGGATATTTGCGTAGAGACCACGTTTGGCTTCAGCTAATTCTCTAAACTCTCTAAAATCTTTCATAACAACCGACGAGGGTTTACCATATTATTTATCATTTCCCATCTGTTTCAACATCTTTTGTAGTTCTGATGTACTACCTACAAACATTGCATTGTTAGTAATAGTTTTTGGACCTTTCTGTTCTTCATCGAGATCTTTCATTTTTTTCTGTAAATCTACCAGTTTATCTGATATATCAGCAACGTTTTTAATGAGGTTGCCTGCGACCTCATACGCTCTAGGATGGTCCGAATTCTGTGCTACGTCTAAAATACCATTTATCGCTTCTTGACCTTTCTCTATGAGGTTGTAGAGTTGTCCTCTAGTATATTCATAATCATTATCAACATCCTTATCTGTTTTTGCTTTTTTAATATCAACAACAGTTTCCTCTGCTTTTTCTATAGCAGATTCGACGTTAAAAGTTTTATCTAAATTTCCAAATGTGTCAGTCATATTAGTAATCAGTCCAAGTTTCATTAAATCCGAAGTTGTCGTCTGATTCAACAAACGCATCATCTAATGTATTTACAACAGAGAATGTTTGTGTACCAGTACCGGCAGAAGTTATATCTAAAGCATATCCACGAGTAGAGTTATATTTTGTTCCAGAAACTCTAAAATTATCATTATCAATTTTAATAATATAATATTCGTCTCCATCCACAAGTCCACCAGCTGCAGAACCATCAGTTCCTACTCTCAGTGTTACAAAATCATTAGTTACATATCCGTGATTTGCTAATGTAAATGTATTACTATTAATGTTGATGGAGGTAACTGCAGTACCGTCATTATTATAATCTTCGAGTGCTTTTGGTGTAGCACTGTATCTTACATATCTAGCGCCAGCATTAATTGCGGCACCAATATCAACGTTAACAGTTCTGATAACATCAGTAGTTGCAATAGGACCGTATAGATAAGTTTTAGCGGTAAATGTAAGTGTATGAATTAGTGATCTTCTTGTTCTGAAATCACCTTCATAGTCATCCTGCATACTCACATTATTTAAGATAATAGGTACGTCTTTAGTTTCTTTTGTCAACTCTACTAGTTTAATACTGATATTAAACATGGGTTGGAAATAAGGCAAAATCTGTTCTAAAATTTGAACAGAATCATTGTTGTTTTTACTTATAATATTTAATTCAAAATCTAAATTATATGGTACTGGAGAGTACTGTGTATATACAGCATCAGTTGAACTAGTTTTAGGAGAAGTACAAATTTGTATCGGACCTAACTTCCTAGTGGGATCATAAGTAATACCTTGCATCTCGAATGCAATTCTTGGTAATGTGATTTGAGTTTCTGAACGACCATCCAACTGAGGTTCAGCATCAATTCTTGCTAAAAACTTTTCTCTAGGTCCATATGATAAGGGAACTTTTTGAGTCTGGACAACATTACCAGCATTATCAGTTCTCCTGAGTTCGATATTATTGAACAGAGTACCAAACCCTACAATTGTTTTACGTATAATTTCGTGATAAAAATGTGTTCCTAACATTAAAAGACTCCTTGATTACCATATTCCCCGAAAGGATTGCCTTCCGTCCAATCTATAATATTGTCACCCTCAGATTCAAAGAAGTCATTCTCTGCTTCAGGATCGTTTTCATTCTCAATAGAACTAAACGTATTTATGGTCCATTCAGCTCCACTAGTTAATCCTATTAATGTGTCATTGTCCGTAAATTCACCAACAATATCAGTTACTTCCAATTCTTTATTTGTAGTGTCAAATCTGACTACTTTAGCAGTTGCTTCATTTGGTGATGCTTGTATGGTTACAGTTGGATTTGAAGTATATCCAGAACCTGATGTAATAAGATTAATTCCAGATACTTGACCCGCTGAATTTAAAGTAGCAACTGCATCAGCTCCAGTTCCACCTCCACCAGTAATAGTTACAGTAGGAGCAGAAGTATATTTTGATCCATTATCATATAATATTATTGATGAAACTGCATCTAATGTTCTAGATGCAAAAGCTTTTGCAGTATTTACTTGAGACTTAACTGTTTCGCCAGTTTTAAAATTGCCCTTTGCAGAAATCAAAGCTGTTACCGCAGCACCAGTACCAGAGCCAACTATATTAACTGGGGGTGCTGTTGTATATCCCAATCCTGGTTCTGTAACATTTACAGAAGTTACTGCACCACTTGTAATACTTACAGTACCAGTTGCTCCAGTTCCAGTCCCCCCTATACTTACTGATGTTCCAGAACCATAACCAGTACCACCAGAAGTAATAACAAAATCTGCAATACCATCAGTAATCTTAAATACGGTACTATAACCAGTAATTCTCGCAAGTTTATCAATTTCTTCCACACCAGTCTCTAATCTCTCATTAGAGAATTCCATCAATTCAGCAACTAGACCATAGGTTTGAATTCCATCTAACTGTCTAAATGGTTTTTCATGTTCTACAAATTTAATCTGGAATAACTGATCAGTTAACGGCAGATAAATTGCATCACCTTCATTGGGTCTAAATGAAGATACTAAATTATTTGAAGATGAAATTAAATCTTCCCATCTCCTCTTGGCAATTATGAAGGTTGCTTCATCAGCAATCCTCACACCAAATTTTGTTAATAGAGCTCCATCTCCCTCGAATCCTTCGTAGTTGGAGATATACATCTCGATCATATAATTCTCATCAAACTTAGAAAGAACATCTTCTGTAAAAAGATCATCCCTATTTACAATTTCTCTTGGTAGATAATAGATATCGTGACCATAAATTTTCAAAGATTCTATAATTAAATCTTCGTAGAGTCTTTGTTCTGATCTGGTTCCACCAGAGAAGTAAACATTTTTTGCCATATCATCCTACAAAATCAAGAGGTGGAAGTTCATACGTGCTTAGCATCTTACTTTCTAGTTTTTCTAGTTCAGCAAGTGCATCATCGTAAAGTTGTCGTCCATTAAATTCAACTCCACCAGGCATTTTAATTCCTGAAAATTTAATTAAATTTTGGCCCCATTGTTTTTTAATTAGGGAAGTCAAATATTCTTTTACAAATCTTTCATTATAGAGTTTAGTGAAAGTTACTGGATCTAATGCTCTATAACAATCGATTACAATATATTCATTTACATAAATTCTACTCCAGTCAATATCCAAGTATAACCTATTTTGTACTTTATTATATCTAATAGGTCTTTGACCTTCAAGCAAAAACTCCAACGTTTGAATATGCTGCATAGTCATCTCTAGAGTTAAGATGTCATATGAGCTAAAATTATAAAAATCATTTAAGAAAAATTGATATCTAAATCCAAACATATTAGAAACATATGTATTGGAAATTGGTAAGACACCTTGAATGCCAATAACATGATCCGGTACTGTTAAATACCCTCTACCCTCTTCAAACTCTAAAGTTCTGGAAGCAGGAGTGACACCAGCATTAGTGTCAGTTTTTTGAGTAGTTACGTTTCTACCCTTACCAGTATCAATATCATCTTGAGTAATTTTATACTTTAAATATACACGCTCAACTCCATCATAAACTCGTTCATTGAAAAGTTGAATAGTATCATCAATTAGATCTTCTACTTGATCATCATCAACATTTATTTCAATAACTGGTTTACCTAATTTACGGAGAGAATACTCCTTTAGTTCAGTCCTGCTGTTTGGTTTTGCCATTATTTTGCTTTACTGGTGGGTTGTCATCAAAATTTCCACCGTCACTGGATTCATTCTGTTGCATTTGTTCAATCATAGATGTTAGAGTCATAACCTTGGACTCTAACAACATATTTTGTTGAGTCAACTGATTAATTCTATTGTTCATTACTTGCATTAAATTGTTCGCTTCTTCAGGAGACATAATTACCTCATAATTTTAATTATTTATCAGAATGATCCGCCATCAAGTGTGTCAGACCAGATAGGAACACCACTTGCATTAACAGTTAAGAATGCATTGGAACTACCAACCATGATTGGATCATTATTAGCATCAACTGCACCACTATTAATTTTAAAGAATGAAGCAGCAGTGTTACCAGCAACTGTTCTTGTTAATTCAAGACTTGCGTTGAAATATGGAACACCAAGATTAATACCATCATCAAGTTTTACAGTCTTAAACTGTGCTTTACCAGCAGTACCAACAAATAGGTTTGAGTTATTCGTTGCGTCTGGGAGGAAAGTAAAGTATTCAGTACTATCATCATAACCAAAGAAACCTACTTTAGATGCATTTGACTTTAGATACTTAAACTGAATACCACGATCTAGATTATCATCAGATGCTTGACTAATAGTTACTTTAGTTTCTGCATCGACACTAGAAGACAAAGGATTTGTCGATGCGTTAGTTAGTGTAAGTGTTGTAGTTTTAAATACTTTAGTATCTACTAAAGTTAGAGTTGCAAGCGCACCTGCACCTGGAGTACCACTACCTACGGATGATAAAGATTTTCCGTTATAAAAATCATCTCCTCTGGTAGAAATATTAGAAGCAAGATCAATAGTAACTGTATCCGCAGTTTTACTGACAAAATCACCAAGTAGTGAGAATGAAGTACCATCATAAAGATAGATATCAGCACCAGCAGATGGGTTACCTGATAATGGAGTACTAGCAGTATTAAACTCAATACGAATATTACCAACTACAGTTGAAGAATTAATATTGGTTCCAGTAATTGTTGCACTTTCCACAACACCGGATGGATTATCAATTTCTAATAGTTGAGGATTTGCTACCGCAGCAGAAGTTTTAACTGTTTTTTCTGTTACCGTATCACCAATCGTAAAGACTGGATCATTAACGGCCATTTCAGTTGAGTTAACTGTAGTTGTTGTGCCAGCAACTTGGAGATTACCACGGATGATAACATCACCACCAGCATCTCCTGCATCTGGGAATGGGTCGATAATTAGTTCGGTAGCTGCATTACTATCAGTGGAAATTGTATTTCCTTTAATTCTAATATTTCCAAGATCAAGAGTAGTACTTGCAGTACCCATATTGATTGCAGTTGCAGCACCAAATGCATTAACTGTGGTAGCAGTCGTATTAAATACGTTTTGGATTTCTTGAGTACCAACTAAAGTTTTAGAACGTAAAGTTGTAGTATAATCACCAGATTTACCAATAGTAATTGACTCTGCAGCACCAAATGCATTAACTGTGGTAGCAGTCGTATTAAATACGTTTTGAGTTGTTTGAGTACCAACTAAAGTTTTAGAACCTAGAGTAGTGGTATGAGCACCAGATTTACCAATAGTAATTGTTTCGCCAGCACCAGCAAAATTAACTATTGATGCATTTGTATTGATAAGATTAAATGTCGTTGCGCTGGTTATAATATCACCACCGTTTACATTTAAATCATTGTCAATTGTGACATCAGCAGTACCAAATGTAATTAACTCACTAGTATTTGTTGTTGTAATGTCAAAGTAGGAATTTGAACCTTCTTTGATAGTAAAAGCATTTGCAGTATTATCTTCAATTACATTATCAATAGAAGTAATATTATTACCTAAAGTTAACTTTTCACTATTATTAGTAGTGGTGACATCGATATAATTATTTGATCCCTCTTTTACTAGGAAAGCGTTTGCAACATTGTCTTTAATACCAAAAGTTGTAGCATTTACAAATGTAACGTTACCAGTTAATGATACGTTACCAGACGCATCAACATCAAATTTTGTAGCACCACCAACAGAAAGTTTGAGTAGTCTTGATGCACTATCAGATTTTGTATTTGTTACATTAAATAAAATACCGTTAAATACATTGTTTTCTTCATTCCAAGTAGAATCAATATTGAGTACAGTATCCGCATTAGTTAACTCTGGTGTTGTAATATCAAGAGCACCAGAGAATGAATCAACTACGAATCTATCTGTTGTACCATCATCAATTTTAAAGAAATTAGTATTATGAGTAGCAGCACCTGCAAAAATATAATCTCCAGTACCACTGGTATCAAAATTTAAATCACCATTACTATTAGTAGAAGAAAATGTATTTCCATTTAGAGTAATATTATCTACATTTAATACATCAATTTTGCTAGCTGAGTCAATAATTAATGCTGAGTTAGCAGTTAATGTACCATGACCATGATCTAACAGGTCTGTAAAATACTTACCACCAATTATATCAATTGAAGTTGCATCTCCAGTAGCAGCAACCCCTCTACCATAGTATAATTTACCGCCAGAGGCAACATTACTATTGGCGACGGCATCGGTATAAGTAGAAGTACCTTCAGCGTATGCTAATTCTGATGGTTTTAGTGTTGATGGTGTTTGCGTTGTTGCTGCGCTGGATCTTTTGATCCTTAATACTGTTGACATTGTTGTTACCTATGATGGATTTAAAAGTTTCCGCAATTAACTGAGAGACCGGATTTTTGGAGAACATTTTCTGCTATCCAAGTATTACTCGCTGCGTCATACTGTAAAACCGCGCCATCAGTAGCATTGTTAAAATTCACGTCAGAAAGATTTGTTAGTGTATTAACGCCTCCAGATGTGACTTTGATTACTTGAGGTTGATTTGATACTGTAACTCTGGTATTCATGTTACGTTGTTACTCCTGGGTTTATAGTTACTAAACCTTCTATGACTCTGGTTTTATTTCCACCAGCCGATGTAATCACAACATCATACAAATATCTTCCCTCTGCGAGAGTTGATGTGTTAACTGCTGTTAAAGCTAACGTTACAGTTCCTGCAGCATTTACAGAAACTGTAAATGGAGTTGATGTAGAACTATAGTATGATTTTTTAATTTTAGCCGCGCCGGTGTATCCAGTCAAATCCCAAGCCGTATTGAAATCATCGAAGATTCCAATATCTGCAGAAAAATCTGCCCCTTGGTCAATATAAAGATTGTGAACAGCCGCCATAGGAGTTTACCACTTGTTTTTATTTATATGATCTCCTTAATATTTATCTATTAGTTAAATTTAACAGGAGAGATTTAATCTCACTTATTTCATCTTTAATATTTTTCATATCAGTTTCCATAGAATCCATTCGATCATTCTTCATCTTACGGATCCTATAGTTATTCATGTACTCTTCATAATCCTGTCTACTGTTGTTTATTACAGCATTAGACTTTGGATCTCTTATTAGGTCTGGGTGACCATCAACTTTTAATTTATTCATCAAATTGCCAATGCCATTGATCTAAAGTTTTTAATTTTAATAATATTACTCATATCAGGTCCTATCATAACTACTTTAATACTAAATTCCTCAAACTCTTCTATATTTTTAAGTTCATAATCAAATGCACGATATTGACTACTTGTTTCGGAAGCCGGATATGAAATTGCAGGTATCTCAATGTAGTTCATATCATCAAATAAACCTGGTTGGCCAAGTCCTTTCACTTTAGCAAAAACTTTTATATCATTTCCACCAACTCTAATAGCATCAAATAGTACTTTTATTGAAGTTGATTCATTTTCCAATATAACTTTTTTAGTAATATAAGAAGAATGTTTTCCACCAGATGGTAATAACTCAGATGTAATATCAAGAACTCCATTGGAATCTATTTCTTTACTTAATCTATTTGAGATAGTAGTAATAGAAGATGACTGAAGATCTAATACAGGACTTAGGAAATCATTTGTAGTTGATAAATTAATTACTGTATCTAAAGTGCTTGTAACACCAGATTTATATGTAGAGTTGTTTATTGGAGACAACACAAGTCTTGGATCTGATAATATATTTTCAACATTATTTTCAATAGATTCTTGATCTTTTGTTACAAAAGATGGTTGTAAAGTTGAATTATTGAGACTTGAGCCAGTAACAGATTTTATAGTAACTTGAGAAATAGTATCTTGTGGAACTAGTGAAGAAATATTTGGGGTAATAGCTTCATATGGAATGTTTCTCGATGCACGAACATCATTACCACCAGATCTCTTGGATGAATTAGCAGAAGAAGTAACATTTACTTCATATTCGTCCAAACTAATTACCCGTGAAATTGATAAATTAGAATTAATTTCATTCAAGGGAATTCCATTTAATTGGAAACATTCAACAATAGTATCTACAGTATGAACTGTAGCAGTAGTTCCAAAAGAACCTCTAACAAGACCAGAAAGTTTATTATTTGATATACTATTATACGAAATAATCTCATCATCAATTTTTACATAACCAGGATTACCTCCATTTACCGCACCATTGTTTATAATTGACCATCCTTCTGCAGTAGAAAGATTGATTGTATTTGTTGCAATATCACTTAATGTAATTTCAGATGATCCTGTCGTCAACTCGTTAACTAGTAGAGCAGGAGATGTATCAGATTGAACACCAGTTATAGTAACTTTATTCGTGGACTGGAGCATACCATGATTTGGTTGAGTAATTTTTATAGTGGTCGAACCATCAGTCATGTATATTGGGTTACCATTTAAAATTTGAGCAGGAATTTTTTTATTTTGCAAAATTGCAGAATAAGTTACACCAGTTTGGAATTTTGCTCTATTTAAGTTAAACTTAACATCTTCATATTGATCAGAAATCCAAGTAGATTGATTAGCTGATTTAAATACTACACCAACATGAGGTTGTCTATCAATTGTTGAACCAGAAGAAATATCCTGTTCTCCAACTCTAGATACCCATAGATTATATTTTTGTGAACTACTCTTGACCACAAAAGCATAATCATTGTTATCGGAAAGATATAAAGGATTGTTAAATGTAAATTTAGTAGCCGCTGATGCATCCGTTGATAGTAAAACATTAAATGCGCTAATAGTTTTTACAGATCCTGGTACTATATTAGAAGTTGGACTACCATTAACAACTGTCCTTAATTCAACTGTAACTGGTTCTACATCATCTTTAGTTAAGAAATATAATTCTAATGATGTAATAAAAACACCACCAGATTCTTCGATAACAAAAGATTGTGCTAATGGATCACCTCCGCCATTATTTGGCGGTGGTGGAGGAGGATCGGGTATAAATCTAGTTCGTGAATCACTTACAGAAGTAACTGATACCTGTGGTGTTTCTAATGTAGTCAGTGTAGCAGTTACATCAAGTTGAGTTCCTTGAGAATAGTACACGCCAGTAGCATAAGATCCTGTTAAATTTTTAACTTGTATATTAGATGGATCATCTGATAATTTAAATTCTAAATCTCCAGTTTCAAATTTTTCTGGAGGAAGAATTGCAAATGCTTCTAATGTTCCTTCTGCATTAGATATTAATCTATTTTTCTGTTGACCACCTGATAATACTTCGGATGATAGTCTGGTTTTAGCTTTAGAAGTTTGACCACTAATTATAAAATCAGTACCTATATTTAAAACTTGACTGTCACTATCCCAGTTTTCAATATTATCAATTACCAACATAGATGTAGCAGAAGTATATCCATTTAGAGCGGTATTAGTTTGACCACTGAGAAAATCTGATGTGGAGATTTCTGATGATGAAAGGAAAGTTCTTGGATCTTGTACGGTTGCCTCAAGATAACGATCTTCAAAATTTGGTTCTAACTGAATACAATATAAAGCACCACGATTAGTTATTGGTTTTGCTTTATATATTCTCACTTTTTCACCAACAGCAAATCTATTTGAATTTTGACTTACTAAATCTTTAAGTACTTTAGGATATACAAATCTCTTTGCATTTGTATCTCCAACAAACAAACCATGTTCTGTTTTTGGTTTTAATGCTTTTGCAGTAAAATTAACAATTTTAGATCTAGTGTATCTTAGATCAGTTACTTCATTAATAGTATCACCGGACTCAAGATCAACATCCAAACTACCAACTTCATATTGAGTTCCACCTCTGGTATCTGTTATGGTTCTTCCACCACTGACATTAGCAGTTCCACCACCACCACGATTCCAAGAGTCCCATACAATTCCACCAGGAACAACTAAATCAAATAATGTGGAAATACTATCGGTCAAATTAATATTTTGTCCCTCTACTATTTCTCTTTTCGTATCATACCAAATATCTTTTTTAGGTTCTAGTTCCATTTCTCCAATATAAGAGAACGATTCAAACGGAGTTACATTTTCAACTCTACTAGCATAAGGTTGTTTTGCATATGAAACTTCTGTATATGGAATTGTTACGTAATCGCCGGTTTTTTGAGATGTACTTGAAGAGGCACTAAATTCAAACCCAACATTATTTACATATGGATATGGTCTCACGCATCCGTTAATTACATCTATAGATGCACTGTAGTCATAATTTGCAGTGTCCGCTACATTAGTAGTTTTAAAATTATCTACAACAAAACCATTTTTAAATCTATTTTTACCGTCTTCATCGAGAACATTAAAATTATTTGTATTTGTTTCTAGTAATGTTAGTGAAGTATAATCTTCCACATTAGATAATCTTTGGTCTAGTTTTCCAATATCCCTCATTGTATATTGTCTATTATCTTCGACAATTACTTTTGCATCAAGAACAGATTTTAAGTATGGTGGTAATTGAATAGAACCCAATAACATTCCAATTGATGAATCTATTGTTGGTTTTGGATTTATAGAATTAGCACCTTCAACAATTTTTAAGTCACCATCTTTAGTAATATAGACACTATCATTTCTACCAAGATAACCATTTAAATCACATGAAAATATTGTTTCCGGTGAAGGGACAGGTTGGGATATGTATGAATGACTATAAACATTAAACACACTCAATCCACTCGTAGCTTCTGTGTATGGACTTGTAAGACTTCCGGTTTGTCCACCAACAATAGGTGAATTTGGAGTGTAGAATCTAAAATCTACTATATTTGCCATAGAAACAGCATTAGAAGTTTTTGGAATATCTTTATATGTAAGATTTCCGTAGGATTCTACTGAATAAAATCCATTTGATAGACTACTATGAGTAAAGTAATCAAACACAACAATTAATTTATTCCTTGGTACGGCTGCACCAGACTTTCTAATTAATTTCGATGGTTTGTAAAAATCACTACTATCATTTCTTGAAAAAATAAAATCATCAGTAACATCAATATATCTACCATGTAAAGACTGTTTTATGAATAAATCTGTTACTGAAGCATTTGTTGTACATTTAATAGGAATTGCTAAATTATCACCAATTTGGAATCTAGCATCTTTGTATATCACAAAAACTTTAGTTAATCCAGTATCTATTGATACTATGGTTGCTGTAATGTTTAATCCTTCTAAAATATCGCCAACTTTTAAATTTAATACAGAATTTAAAATTAATGAGTCAAACACTGGAGCTGCAGAATTTCCAGATTCAACTTTTGTTGTTTCACGAATACTATGAACCTTAATTACATCTGCAAATTTTAAAGAAATTTCCTTATCTTGAATTCTAGTTCCATATACTCCACTATCATTTGCAGTACCATCTTTTACTCTATCAACATTCAAGAAGGTAAAAGATTTTTTTTCTTTTATCCTTGGTTTTGCTTGTCCATCTCTTGTTGAATAATAAACATATACAGTAGTACTAGTTACCGGAACCGTTATTTGAATTACATTTGGTGATGTTGAAACTACACTAGTAGGTATCGTAACCCCAGATGCAGTAGTAATAACTATTGAATTTGTATCAATAATTTCATCAGGAGCTCCTTGTAAAGTAAATTGACCATTGCCATTTGTAGTAAATGATGTAGCACTAACTAAATTATTCAGAACATAATCTTCAGCAGATTTTACAGGTTTATCCGAAAGTTTATTTGTAAATCCACTGGGTGATGTGTATAATTTTGTAATTAATTTTTTAACATCATAATAAGTTCCATTAGTAATACTAGATGATAATGTAATAGAGCTTGAAGTAGAATTAGTTACTTCAACTTCGGAAGTACCAATTCTAAGTCTTGAATTAGCAGAAACCTCAGCCGCAAATAATGTTGAAATACCCTGTAGAGTAGTATTACTAGATACGTTAAATGAAGAACCGCTTATCTTAACGGCATCCAATAAAGTATCGACTTCAAAATTACCACTGGTTCTAATTTTTCTCACATCTTCCAATTTAGATTTTGAAATAGAAGATATAGTTGGAGTTACAGTAGTATAAGTACTATTCGATACAGTTTCTCCAGTTATAAAAGTACCATTAACTTGTTCTAAGACAAGTGATGTAGAACTATTCAAAGATTTAACGAATCCGGTAGCGCCAGAAGTATTTCCGGTAATAAAAGATCCAGTCGCAAAATTTGCAGCTTGATCTATTACAATAGTTTGATATAAATTAACTTCAGTAACATATAATTTAGTACTAGTTAATCCGATTGCAATTGCTCTACCAATAGAAGTTACATTATTTACATCATATAAATCTACTTTATTAGGATATTTAACAGATCCTTGTGGAGTCCCAATTTTAAAATATGTTCCTAGATTTAAAACTGTTCCATTATTATTAATTACGCTGGTTGCTCTTGGTTTTGGTATAATTTTAATCTGTGGTCTTTGATTTGTTATTTCAAATCCCTTAACATATGCTTTTCCTGGAGACACTTCAACGGCATAATAATCATCACCTAAAATTGAATTTAATGGGGAATCAGCAGTATTATTTTTTATAATAGTTCTACCATCAGATATTTTGTCTCCATCCGAATAAACACCATTATTCTGACCATCATCTAAAGATTCTCTTACTTTAAACGTATATGGTCTTACTGTGTAATCTCCAGACTCATCAAAAGTTCTTCTTGCTAAATTTTTCTCAAGTTCATTGTAAATAGAATCTTCAGACAGAGCGGTTAAAGTTGCTTTTCCATTGTCTAAACGAAGTAATTCAATAAAATCAGAACCAGTTGAAAAAGTTAAATTTTGTTTTACTAGTGTTGGTTCTATTCTTAATCTATCAGCACCTGGAGATGCAAAATTACTTTTACCTAAAGCATTATCAAATAATGATGAATCATCATCAGAAGTAATTAAACTTTCATTAATTTGCAAACCAATTTTATATGATGGTCTATTTGTATATTGATCTAAAATAATTTTTTGTGGACTTACTTCAACAAAAAATCCACGAATAAAGTAAACACCAGCTGCTATAGTAGCAGAAGATCCAGTATATGAAGTTGCATTTTGTACAGATGTTACTGCAACAGGAGTTCCATTTTCATCTGAAAGAACCTCATTATTTTTAAATTGAGATAACTGAACACCGTTTTCAGTATTTCCTGATGTTTTATATTTTACATATAATGTAATAGTTTGTTTTTCAGACTCAACTGCACTTATAGTATCTAAAACTTCTGCTTGAACCCCTGAAGATGCGCCGGTAAGAACTTTGCCTTTTAAATTAGTTCTATAATTCTCTACAGATATGCCGTTAATCAGTCCCTGAACAAGAACGGCTTTAAAACTTAAATTATAGCTAACATTTCCTGGGATTACAACAGACCCCTCTTTGAATACATGTTGGCCAAACCTTTCTATCTGATTCTGCAGAGTACTCTGCATCGAATTAAGTTCTCGCGTTTGTACCGAGTATCCTGGTTTAAAGAGAATTTTTTGATAGTTTTTTGAACGATCAAAATCATCAAAGTATGGGGATATTTTGAGATTTGTATCTTGCATTTATAAGACCTTCAGGGATTTCTTTTTGCTATTTATTTTAGAATTCTATGACTAATTTAATATCTTCTGTTTGATCAGTAGATCTGTTCACTGGTTTTCTGTTTTCAACGTAAATAATGTTTCCACTATTTTTTTTAATTTCTGGTACAGCATAACCATCGGCAAATGTAACACCAAAAACTGATGTATCAGCACCGGAATCTGGTGTAGCAGTAATTTGATTTGCTCCAGTACCTTGACTTATTGCACGATTTCCACTAAATGAAATTGATTTATATTGAGCAGATGCTGGTGATGTTTGCAATGCATCAACATATTCATTTTGATAATATCTCAGAACTTTTGTAACAGAATCCCAATGAATTACTCTACCTTTAGCACCCGTAGTTGCTTCGGTAATAATTTCACCCAGTGTAAAGTTAACATTAGTTGATGCAGGAAATTTAACAGCAAAACAAGCAGTAGCTGTATCACTAGTCAAATCTGTTGCACCAGAAGCAATTTTTGGATCCGAAATTAATCCAAATCTTCTAAATTGAGAATTTACTGGAATATCACCATCGCCATCTAGAAACTCTAAACTTTTATTAATCATAACTCTATATCCACCAAGTTCTAATGGTGGGTTTGCACCATGACCACCTGGAGGTGAAATTATTGCAGTAGCAGTTCCAGCAAGTGAAACTGTACTTCCACTTCTAGATGTTGCTGCGGCGGATGTAGCGTATGCTTCATTCAGCATAACTTTTGCTCTAGTGTAACCAGCACCAATGACTTCAGATACTATTGAACTTATTTCTCCAGAACCATTGATTGTAATTTTTGCTATAGCACTAGTAGTACCATCTCCAAGTACTGGACAATACTTTACTGTATTAGCTGGATTTGAAGATCCTTTTGTATCTAGTAGATATTGTTCAATTGCACCATCTGCAGCTGCAGCAGAAACAGTACTATCTACTTTTACAGGCATGAAGTCACTAGAAACAAATTTAATATAATCAGAAATACTGATGGTATACATGTATTTCCATCTATAATCATCAGCAAGTGTTTGAATAGTAGTTGAAGAACCTGATGGTTCTACAGTAGATGCTTTACCCTGTGGAAAATCTGGACTCTTACCGTTAAAAATACACTTAAAAACTTCAAAATTACTATTCACAACATATGACTGGGAATCATACAAATTTGAATGACCATTTAATGATGTATTTGAACTAGTATAGTCATTTCTATACATGTCATATTTTACATCTTTTTTATATGTAATTCTTTTAATTACTTTAGAAACATCAGTACTGTTAACTCTTTTAACAGCAATCATATCATCATAAATTTCATTAGAATCATTAAACGAATCCTGAACATCAGGGGGTGCTTGATCCGTAGTACCAGGAGACCATGGAGACTGACTATATTTTTCTAATGGCCAACTTTGAGATCTACCTATAAATAAATAAATTTTACTTCTATATGCTTGAGCTGCAGCAGTTGCATCATCTTCTTGATTATTACTACCATCAAAGGGTTCTGCAAGAGATTCAATAAACTGTTCCGCAGCAAAAACCCTAAAATTGTCAGTGACTAGTGAAGGCATTATTCTTCCGCTTTTGTTTTTGTACTTTTATTTATCAGAGATAATTGTCGAAATATACAAGATCAGATGTTGAATGTGATGTTGCAGTTCCCACAGCACCTCTGGTACAACCATCCAATGTATATGTTGGACTTCCCAAGAAAGTAATATTCAAAATACCATAGTGGTCATAGTCTGATCCACTATTAGTATTTTGAATTAATCTGAAATACACATGCTCACCTTGAACAGCTGCTGGTAGAATAAAATCATAATTATCTAGGACACCAGTACCAGATCCATTGGGAACTGCATCGATTACAATACCAAGATCCACCCAAGAACTATTATCTGGAGCAGCACCAGATGCTGTAGATTGATATTGTATTCTGAGATCTTCATCACCAACAACGTCTGGTGTTTCTCCACCATTAGAAGAATTACCCCTAATGGCATTAACACGAACAGTATTTACACCTCTAGAATCAATAGGATCAAAAGTAACAAATCTAGTTCCACTATTATCACCAAATCTTAAGTGAGTACCAATATCAAAACCTCCTGTTGATCCAGTTCCGGTTCCAGTATTAACAATTGCTGTACCATTGCCAAATTGATAAATTCCATCAGAATTTTGTGTATTAAACCCTACGGAATTAATTGTATTTACATTTACATACGTGTATTCTACACCTTCAGCTTTAACTACTCCAGAAACTTCTTTATAGAAAAGCACTTTATGTGTATCATATCCAGTACCACTATTTACAACATCAACTGCAGTAATAGTACCACTACCATTCAATGTGCCTCGTAAGACACAACCAGTTCCACCACCCCCGGTTAATGTAATACTAAAATCTTTATCACCATAATTAGCACCACCACTAACTATTTCAACCTTTCTTATTTCTCCGTTAGAAATATAAGGTCTTAATACCGCTTCTGAACCACCACCGTTATAACCAGTAACTGTAATAGTTGGCGGATTTGATAATAGACCAGTACCATTACTTATATCAAAGGTTTCTACAGTTGCATTTATATTATTCAAAAGTTTAGTTGCACGTCTAATTTCTGTACTATGTAATGGCAATTCTTTGTAAACAGAAGCTTGTACAGTTGCATAAACATCATGTTGGTTTTGAATATTTTCACCTGGATATATTACATCTGCTGGAGTAACAATACCTCCTTGGACTACATTAGTTGTGGCATTAAATGATGCAGTATTTCCAGTACCAACTGTTCTTAAAATAATAGAATCATTATAATTTAAACCACTAGATGTAACTGTAACTGCAGAAAGTCTTCCATTAGATGGAGTTGATGTACCAACAAAACCACTTGGAGAATCATCGGTATAACTATTCGTAATTAATACATCTGGAGACTTAACTGATGTTACTGTTCTCGGAGAAAGTTCTCCATCAATATACAATTTATCTCCAATATTAACTTCATTGGATCTAGATGTTGTTTTTATATCAAATGGAGTTCCACGGAAATCTAGTAGTACTAATTTTGTAAAAGATACACTGTTTTCAAATATAATTTTATCATGTCTAATAATATAATCGTATAAAGGACTTTGTACATGTCCATCCATAATAACCATAATTTGATTTTCCAACTTTCTTGGTCTATCAATATCATTATTTGCATAATATGGTGTAGATCCTTTAGTTATACTAAAAGTAGTTCCACTACCACTTGTAATTGTGTCAAGTTTATCAAACATACCAACTGCTCTTACTGAAATAATATCAGATAAAGTTGGAGCAGTAGTCAAGGAAATTTGACTGTTAATATCACCAGTTAATGTATAATCAACTGCAGGATCTAATACAATTCCATTTTTAACAACAATAATTCCAGTTTCATGTGGAATATTATCATTAGAAGTTGTTCCGACAGGAACAAAATTCTCCTGAACAGAACCAATAATAACTGATCTAGGTTTAGCAGAAATAAATGCGTGAATATAATTACCACCAGTAATAATAGAATTTGACAGTCCACTTACAAAAGTGTGTGCTGCTTTTTCTGGAGATGGTCCTACATTTACTGTTATTGTTCCATCAGTAGTATTAATTGATGTAATAACTAATGGAGTATCATGACGATCACGTTTTTTCTTTAGTGAATTAATTTCTGCACTTACAAAAGTATGATCATATTGTTGTCCACTAGGAGAAGCACCAACATTCATATCAAATGTATTTGTAGTTACATTAGTAATTTGAATAAATGTACCACTTATTGGATCTGTAGAACGAGGATATGAGTGGTTACCTGCACCACCGGTACAAGTAAATGTTAATGCATTATCTTCTAATTTAACCCAATCATTGTTAACCCAACCATGGTTGGATAGAGTTATAGTTAAAATACCAGTAGATGAAACATATGATGCACTTTCTGGAGTGCGACCATCAACAATTGCTCTTGGGTGGGAAAGTTGTGTACCAGAATATTTTCC